ACGCCCGCGGATCCGAAGAACGCCGCACTCCCAATCAAGGCGCTGACCGGAAAGACGCTGAAAGAACTAGCTACGGCAATTACCTCAGAACAGGCGGCAGATGAGCCGGTGACGCTCGCCGCGGATGAGGATGCACACAACGAAGATAGTAAACATATCACACCCCATTTGACAACGGTTCCCGCCGAGGTCAAGGAGGAAACAACCATGAGCGACACTAAAGAGCATGGTGAGGATCGCTACGACGCCCTGCAGGCAGAAACCAAGGCAATCGGCGAAGCAGTAAGCAAAATCCTCGGCATGATCGAAAACGAGCCGGCGCTCCAGCGTTCCGGCTATACGTCCAACATCGGCGGCGACGCAGACCCCGGCCACAAGTCCTTTGCGGACTGGCTGCAGGCTGTTGGCCGCGGCGATGTCAAGCGCCTGACCAAAGTCTACGGCAGCACCAAGGACATGGCCGGCGATACCGGCTCGCAGGGCGGTTACCTCGTCCCCGAGGAATACATGCCCTTGCTGCGCATCGGCGCAACCGAATCGCCCATTGTGGCGCGCGTCCGCAAGATCATGGTCGGCTCGCCCTCGGGCCATTGGCCGACGATCAACTACGGCACGGCCCCGACCGCCGGCAGCGGACAGACCGCCCTGGCTGGTGGAATGTCGGCCGCAACGACCGAAGAGGCCGCAGCCCTGACCGAAACGCAGCCGACCTTCCTGGACAAGGAATGGCGCGTGCGCAAGCACGGCGGCTACGTCGAAGTCTCCAATGAGCTGATTGCCGACAGCCCCCAGGCTATCGAAAGCCTGCTGGTTGGCCTGGTCGGTATCACGATCAACTCGAAGAACGAGCGCGACGTTATCCGTGGCTCGGGCGCCGGCGAACCTCTCGGTATCCTGAACGCGGCCTGCACCGTTGCCGTCACGACCGCCAGCGACAATGCTTTTGGTGAAGCTGATGCGCTGGGCATGATTGCCCGGCACAAGAACCTCAGCGGTCAGGTGAGCGCCTGGATCATGAATAGCGGCGTCATTCCCGACTTCGCTAACTTCTCAGACACCTCGTTCAATCCGCTGGTCAACTTCGTCGAAGGCGTGCGCGGCACGCTGCTCGGCCTGCCGATCTTCTACAGCGAGCACATGCCCCAGGCCAACGGCGACGATGTTATCCTGGCTGACCTCGGGTCTTATCTGTGGTTCCAGCGCGGCGGCGTTGAAATCGCCTTCAGCCCTGACGCCGCTTTCACGAGCGACAAAGGCACCTGGCGCTTCACGCAGCGGCGCGACGGCTTCCCCTGGCTGAACGCGGCAATCACCGAAGCGGACCCGACCGGCTCGCGCACGGTCAGCCCGTTCCTGTACCACGACGACTAAGCCGGAAACGGAGGAATAAAACATGCGTAAACCTTCTGAAGTTGCGGCAATCGTCGCAACCATCGACCCGGATGCATACTCTGCATCCAGCTATACCAGCGACTACGTTGACATGGAGTTGTGGCACTCTCTCCTGGCGGTTGTTTACGCCGGGACGCTGGCCAGCTCCGCGTCCGTAACCGCCAAACTCATGCAGGCCACCAGCTCGACCGGGGCCGGCGCCGTCACCATCGCGGGCAAGGCGATTACCGCCCTGACCACGGGCGACAACGACAAGCAGGCAATCATCAACCTCCAGGCGGATGAGTTGAACGTTGCCGGTGGCTTCAAGTTCGTTGCTCTCAAGATCACCGCGGCCACGGCTGGCGGCGACCTCGGCGGCGCAATCTACGGCTTCTTCCCGCGCTACGGTCCGGCTAACGCCAACGACCTTGCCAGCGTGGACGAAATCGTAGCCTAGTCCACAAGGATGGGGGAGGGTTTCGGCCCTCCCCCTACATCCTACTATGGCCGCATACGCAACCAGTACGGACGTCAAACAGTACCTTGGGATCAATTCGACGTTGACGGGCGATGATACGCTCATAACGGCGCTGATCCTGCGCGCGCAGACGGCAATCGACACGCACACGCACCGCACATTCTCGAGTACCGCGGCAGCGACGCGGCGCTTTACGGTCGGCCTTGACACGTTCGATGGTGTCCTGTGGTTTGACGAGGACATCTACAGCGTGTCAACGGTCAAAACTAACGCCGACAGCACCGCGCCGGTTACGGTTGCATCGACCGAATACGTTACCCTGCCGCGCAACCGCACGCCGTATTACGGTATCAAGCTGCGCAGCGACGCGGATGTTGAATGGGACTACGC